CTTCGTCCATCACTAGCCCTCTAGCTAGCGAGTTGAAATCGTCGTCCACTTGCGTGAGCGTTTTGTCGCTACTAAAATAATAGCCGGAACGGTTGGGGAAGCTTCGCAAAAAGATATATCCTTTTGAGTCGATTTTGTCCCATGCGTTTTCTAAAATTTCAGCTTTTTCAGCTCCTAAATAGCATTGAGAATAGGTAGCAGGTCCATCTTTCACACGGCTTATTTTTCTTTGTGAAGGAATTTTTGCTATTCTTCCTAGTGCCAAGCCAACTGCTCCATAACCAAATTGTCCTTCTACTGAGCCTAACATTATAGCTACCTTATTAAAATTAAAAGTAGTATAATCTCTTAGTTCTGAAGTAACTATGTTATTAGCATTTCCAGAAATAATACATCTTAGGTTGTTATATCGGTTTGAAAATTCTTCACCTAATTTTTGAGCTTCTATTACTGCTAAATGCACATCCGCATCTAAACTATCTATAATGCTCCCATCTGAAACACCAGGAATACATGCAACTCCTAAAACTCTAATTTCACCTTTTGCAGCCCGAAGTAAATCACGAGCATCAAATTCTATAGCACTGGACATTTTCAGTCCAAAAAGTTTTAACCATAATTTAGCTCCCGTTCCCGCTTCATCATAAAAATCTTTGATGTGTCTGTGTGCAAAACTGTTATCTCCAATGGGCAAAATACCTAAATTTTCTGCCTCCTTCAGCGAAAATATAAGATATGACTTCCACAATTTTACTTTGTCATCGCCTGGCACATCAAAACCATGTAAAAGCAATCCCGGTGTTTTTTCGATGGCGCCTTGTAACAATCCCAAGCCACTGCTGGAAATGTTAAATTTTATATTTGGTAAACTCATACTATTTTGAAAAATTTAAGAATGAAACCCACAAAAAACCCAATGCAAAATGTGAGCAAAACAATCCAAAACGAAAAACCTCTTTTCTTTAGGGTTTCTTGTTCCAGTTGGCTGTTGCTATCTGAAATTTGCTTTTGAAATTCACTTTTAATTTTGGCAACTATAGCCAAACTATCACAGGTGGCAGTTACTTGAATGGTGTCATGAACCACTTTTAATTTCACTTTTGCCTGACCATTTTTTTGACTATAATAAATGGGCTTTGAAATGGTGTTTAAAGGATTTTTAAAACCCAATGCTGCCATTGGTATTTTCAAACTGGTTTCTGCCTTTGGGGCAAAAACGGTGGTGTCTTTGTAGCTTACCACTTTTTCGGTGGTTTGTGTGCTTTGCGTGCTTTGTTTTTCCTGCCGTGAAACACGGCAGGAACTCAACAAACAACTAAAAACAAACAATACGAACAAGAATTTGTGTTTATACATTTTTATACTCTTTTTTTGCATCAAAACTTGGACAGGCTTTTTTCACGTTAGGAAAATCTCTATGCCCTTGAATTTGTGCGGTTGGAAATTTCTTTTTTAGCTCCGTTAGTAATTTTAGAAGGCTTCCCTTTTGGGCAGGTGTTCTGTTATCTAAAGGTTTATTAGTGGCATCAACACCGCCCAAATAAGCAATATTAATTAGTACACTATTGAAACCCGCAACGCCGTTAGAAACTTGTTCTATTGGCAATAATGGCACCACTTCGCCATTTGGTAAAATTATAAAGTGGTAGCCGGGCATTTTCCAACCTAAATTGTTTTTCCAATAGCTTTTTATGGCGCTAATGCTCGTTTTTTGAGAGGTTGCTGTGCAATGCACGGCTAGGTACTTTATGGTTCTCACTACGCTTTTACTTCTTCAGATTCCACATCAATAAACAAAGGATTTACGAATGTTTCAACGGTTCTTTTTCCTTCTTTCAGGGTGTCGGCATGGCGTTTGGCATACTGTTTGGCTTCAAACAAATAGCCGTCAGTTGTGCCATAAATTTCTTGTACCGCTGGGTGGGCATCAAAAAAATCTTGTACTGGGTTTTCTGTTTTCTTTGCCATGCTTATACGATTGCTCCTAAAAATTTAGGATTGTTAGCTCTAATGTTTCCTACTAATGCTCTTTGTGCAAAAGAAAGAATATCTGCCTGAAGCCCGGAATGTTTCAATGTTTCATAAACATTTACATCACCAAAACATCGAAACACTTCGTCAGTTGCCCAAGTGAATGATCCTTTTTTATCGTTAGCAAGGGCAATTGCACCGAAAGGTTTTTTCTTTCCTGAAGCATCAAACAAAGGACAATTTGAATACGTAAACACTCTAAAGCCATAAATCAAAGCCCCTTTTTCAGAGTTGATCATTTTATAAATGGCTAAGTCTTCTTTTCGTAGCATTGCCATGTGTTCCGGTGTTAAACAAATGTTTAGGCCTTCGGTTTTGTCTTTGCTAGCATAGAACAATTGCAAGTCAATAATGGCATTCACCACTTTGTCGTTTGCTCCCAATACAATTACTTTGTTATTGGGTCCGTTTTCTAGTGGTGCCCAGCTCCACGCCGCTCTTTTGCCGATGTTTTTTTCAAGCGAGGTGCGGTGTCTGCCCACAATGCTTTCTCGCTTGTTGTATTGCAACTCCACTTCTTGCAAGTCTCTGTGGCGGGTTTGGTCGGTGCTGTAGGTTCTCAAGATCACTTCACTTGGCACGTCTTCAATGGTTGCTGTTGGCAATTCGTTTTCGTTGCCTACGAAATAATCTTCGTGCACTGCTGGTTCTAGTCCAGCTTCAGCAAGGTGCAGTTTGTTGTTTTCAACATATTCAGACATGTCTATTGATGCCGTAACAAACGAATGGTCTGGAACTGGATTTTCCTTAATTCCTGCTACCCAAATTTCTTTTTGTAATCCCATAATTGGTTTTTTATATTGGTTAATGATTTACTTTGTGAATCGCACCCCTGCAGCGTATTCTTTTGCCAATTGGGCATAGCGGTCGGGTTCGTTTTCTTTAATTCTTCGTAGCTCCACCACGTTGTGTTTTTGCAAATAATCAAAAGAATTTTCTGCTCCACTTGGGGCGGTTTTGCCTGCAGAAAGAAGCACTTCTTTCAAGGTGTTTTGTGTGGTGCTTTGTGCTTTTTGGGCATTGGCATCGGCAATTAATTTCGATAAAATGGCTTTTTGCCCTTCATGATCGCTTTCAAATGCTTTGATTTGTGAGGCTTTCAAACTCTCTGGAAGCAATGCCAATGCAATGGCTTGTTCCACCAAGGCGGTTGCCTCACTCGCTAGAATCCCGTTGAGCTTTTGCTCCAGTTCCACTACTTTTTTCTCCGATGCGTCTTTGGCAAGTTTCAGGTTTTGCACCGCACTCACAACAGCATCTTCGCTCGTTTCAGCCGCAATGCCTAGTGCAAGGGCTATGGTTACTAATTTAGACATATTTTCTATTTTATTTAGGTTCACTTTTTTCAACTCCAATGGTTTTCCGTCTTTTGATAGTTTCAGGGCATCATCGTTGCCACCAATATCCACAATAGAAATTTCAACCAATTTGCATTGGGTAACGGTTTCATATTGTTGCCCACTCAATAGCAAGTCCGCTTCAGACGAAGTGGCTTTCACATCCGCACTGATGGAGGCCATTCTAATAAAACCCCCTGCCACTTTATCGGCAATTTTTTTGGCAAAAGCATCTTTTTCGTCAAATTCAATTTCGGCAAGTAGTTGCGTGCCTAGTTTGTTCATTTTCACTACCCTGCCAATAACCTCACTGCCTCGTTCTTGGTGGTTGTATCTGTCGTGCATGAACAAAACAACTGGGTTGCGCATATATTGGGTATAATCGATCCCATCAGTCAGAATACGATACCCATATTCATTCACATTTTCCGTGTTTACTATAAAAGTATGTGTCATTTACATGGTGTTTTTTTTTGTGTTTTCCCATTTTGGTGAGGCAAAGTTGTGGCAATTTAAAGTTTAAAAAAAATCGGTTTCCAAGCCTTGTATTGGTTTGAAACAAGCTTTGTATCAATCCCATACAAGGCTTGGAATGGAATTTTAATGCTACACTTTTTAAGTGGAATTTTGCCCCATACTATTTCAATTTATACCCAAATGAACGATATACTTTTAGACACAACGGGCGATTTGCTTATCCAAAATAACGACCTAGTTATTGGATATTCCGATAACCAGCAGCAAGAACACATTTTGATTGCCAACAAAGGCGAATTTCGGGAATTTCCAGAAATAGGCGTGGGCATTGCTCAAATGATTAACGACGACGACTGGATAAGTGTCTTGATTGAGGCGAAGAAAAACCTAGAATATGACGGCATGAAAATGAACAACATAAAGTTTGATGAAAAACAAAATTTAATTATTGATGGATACTACCAATAAACCAAAAGGACGCATGTCTGCAGTGGCACGAGACTATAAAAAAAGCCAAGGAAAAGACCTTTTTGTGAAAGGATTTTCCATAAACAACATTTCTGAAATTATTGGCGTGGGTGTGAAAACGCTCTCAGGGTGGAAAGAACTGCATAATTGGGAGGGCGAAAAAGACCTCAATGCCATTCGCCCGTCCGAAATTAAGAAACTGATTCTAAAATATGTTTTAGACATCAAAGAAGGCAAAAAACCAGAACACAAAGCCGATGATTTGGCCAAGATTGCAGCCGCATTTGACCGACTTAATGATGGCCGAAAAAAAGCGGTTTACACCATGGAAAGCATTGATGATTTTAGCCAATTCATGATGGTGGAAGCGGCAAACAATACAGGAAAAAAACGGGAGGACACGCTGGAACTACTCCAAACCATCCGCATCTATTTTGACAAATATGTAACCGAACTTTTGCAAGATGACTAAAACAGAACTCAAAACTGCTAAAGAAAAATACTTTGAGCAGTCCAAATACATTCGGGAGCTCACCGCCAAAAGCATCGTTAAAGAAACCACACAGGAACAAGAAAAACGGATTAAACGCCTCTTGAAACCTGAAAACTATGGTGCCTTTTTCAATTATTATTTAGGCACTGGTGCTAATATGGCGGTGGCGGATTGTGATTGCTCCAAATACCATATCAACCTGTATAAAGAACTTTATCACAATAAAGTAATCACTCAATTTCGGTGGGTGTTTCGGGGTTTTGGCAAGTCGGTTCATGCCAATATTGCAAACCCTTTGGCACTAAAACAAAACAACGAATTGTTTTTTATGCTGCTCATTGGGGCGAACAACGATAAGGCAAAATTATTACTTGCCGATTTGCAACTGCAGCTCGAAAGCAACGAACGTATTATAAAAGATTTTGGCATGCAAGTGAGTTATGGCGATTGGGCTAATGGCGAATTTGAAAGCACCGATGGCAAGTTCTTTCTGGCTCAAGGAATTGAACAACCCATTAGAGGATTACGCCGTGGTGCCAACCGATTGGATTATGTTTCGGTTGATGATATTGAGGACAGAAAAATTGCCGAAAACCAACGCATTGTGCAAAGTAGAGTGGAAAAACTAACAGGCGATATGACAGGGGCTTTTGGCAAAAACATTCGTAGAGCAGTGGCAAGCAACAACCTGATCACCAAAGAAGGTGTGATGCAAAACTGGTATGACAAAATGAAAGACAGTCCCTATACCAAACTGCACAAAATTAATTTAACCGAAGCCGATGGAAAACCAACTTGGCCAGAACGATACACGCAAGAAGACATTCAAGTGATTCATAATTCATTTGATCCCTTTTCGTTGCAACGTGAATATTATAACAACCCCATTGAGGAAGGAAAATTGTTCAAAGAAGACTGGATTCGATACCGCCACATCAACCACAATCAATTATTTGATGGTTTGCTTTGCCATTGGGATTTGTCCTATACCAAAGAGGGCGATTTTAAGGCGGGTGTGATGCTGGGCGTTTTAGGGCATAAACTAGTGGTTTTGGAACTCTTTTGCCGTAAATGCGAACTCAATGATGCCGTAAACGTTCACTTTGATTGGATGCGTAAATACCAAGAAAAAGGCTTAACTCCAATTGCTTTTTATGATGCAACGGCAGCACAGGAAGCCGTTTTCTTGCCTATTTTTTCGGCTGAAGCAGAAAGGCAACGCTTCTATAATTTGCCACTTCCAAACCGACAAACAGGGATTGACAAACATTTGCGAATTGAAGCCACACTAACCAACGTGTTTTTTAATGGCATCTTAGAGTTTGCCGAAAGCGTGAAAAAAGCACCCGATTATAAAAACGCAATCAATCAAATTCTAGCCTTTGAAAAAGGAACTAAAGCACACGACGACTTTCCAGACACGCTGGAAAATGCCGTGCGATTGGCTCAAAAGTTTTTCGGTTTCTCCAAAGATTCAAACGCCAGCAAACCCTTTATTGGGAAAAAGAAAACCTCCAGAAGGGTATAAAAAAACAAGCAACCACTAACCATTAACCATTAACCATTAAAATGACACCAAGAAAAGAACTTTTTATCAAAATAAAAGAAGCACTCACACAAATTCCAGAACTGGAACTTGTGGACTTGCAACGCAAACAATTTTCAAACCCAAAAGAAAACTATCCTACTTACTGGACAGCAGCTTTAATCGAAATAAAAACCATTCAATGGGAAACCATGGTGGAACAAAAGCAAGAAGGCAACTGCTCCATTGATGTGGTGCTTTATACCAAAGACGGTTGGCTGGATCAACACGACACCACGGCAGACCAGGACCACGGCTTGGCTGAAATTGATTTGGTAGATAAAATTGTGGAACACCTGCAGTTGCTACAAGGCAATTGTTTCAAACCCCTGCACCTAACAACTGAGGCTAATGAAGACGAAGACCATGAAATGCTAAGCTATCGCCTTTCCTTTAGCACCTTAATTTATAGACCTATCAACCCGAAATTTACCACTAGAAAAATAACCATAACACCCTGATTACCCCTTTCAGGAATTCCCCCTTTGGGGGCTAGGGGGCTTTATTATGTTTTTAGAAAAAGCCGAATTGAAAACCGTTGCCACAGACGAAATTATTAATAAAATCATCAATCACGATGATAGCATTGTGGACGATATTATACTGGAAAGCATAGATGTAATGGCATCCTACTTGCATCAATATTTCAATACCGAAGCCATTTTTAGTAAAACAGGAAATGAGCGAAACAAAACCATTATCAAACATTTGAAAGGCATTGTGATTTATGAAATATACACACGCCGCACCAAGATAATCAATGAAGTGGCAAAAAGCCGGTATGATGAAGCGATGCTATGGCTAGAAAAAGTTTCGGAAGGAAAAATACAACCGCCACTGCCCATTCGGGAACTGGACACCAACGGCGATGGCACTCCAGATGCTCCTTCTAGCTTCTTGAAACTAGGCAGTAGAAAAGCCTATAAAAACCATTGGTAAGCATGAATGATTTAGCCGCATTGCAACGCCTGCTAGATAGAGCATCGCAAGAAATACCCGATAAGGCACTCCGAATTATTGGAGTGGAAGGAAAAAACTTTATCCAAAAGAATTTCAGAGACCAAGGGTTTACAGACACCGCCACCGAAAACTGGCAAGAACGAAAAACAGAAGATGCACAGGGAAGGGACATCACCCGATACCGAACCAACCGAAGGGGAAGGCAAGGAAACCTAAACCGATATGGAAGCAAAATTCAAGACCGTGCCTTGCTAACCGGGTTTGCAACTGGTGGCAACAAACTAAGAAACTCGTTTCGCTATCGGGTGAGTGCGGGTTCAAAGCTCGTAACGTTTTATACCTACAAGCCTTATGCACAAAGGCACAACGAAGGACTAAACGGAATGCCCAAAAGACAATTCATGGGAAAATCGGCTTTTTTGAACAACAAAATAAGCCAAAAAATTAATAACGAATTAAATAATTTGCTACGATAATGACAAAATTTAGAAGACCAAAAAACACATCAACAATCCATTTGAGTGGGAATGCCGTGGGCAAAAAAGCAACGCTTGCCGCTGCAGACACCAAAGATATTGCAAAAGTTACCAACTTTATGATTGATGTAATTAGAAGACAAAGACGCTTGTGGCGAAAAGAACTTAGCGATTGGCAAGCCGCACGGTTTGCATACTATCAATCGGATATACCAAAAAACTACCCGATGCAAGAACTGTATCAGGATATTATGCTTGACGGACACCTAACAGGAATTACCGAAAACAGAACGCTAAGAACCACAAACAAAGATTATATCTTCACAATAGACGGCATTAAAGATGATGCTTTGACCAATTTAATAAAAGACAAAGAATGGTTTGAAATGGTGTTGCAAGAAGCCCACAAATCCAACTATTTTGGCGAAACTTTTATATGGATAAAAGATTTTGAAAAAGCAAACATTAAAGAAGTTGAAGCCATTGAGCGGGGTTTCATTGTTCCTGGAAGAAAAATTTTGCTTTATGACTTAAACGGAAACAAAGGGCTTGATGTGTCTGCAATTGACGATGTGTTGCTTTATGCTAATTTCTACAGCAATATCGGGATTTTAGAAAAAGCGGCCGTTTATACCATCCTAAAACGCCACAGTTGGGGCAGTTGGGACGAGTTTGAAGAACTATTTGGCATTCCTATTCGTATTGCAAAAATTGCCTCGCAAAGCGAAACCGTAAAAAACGAAGTGGCAGGCTGGCTAGAAGAAATGGGTTCAGCACCTTATGGCGTGTTTCCTATTGGCACGGAGGTGGACATCAAAGAAAACACAAAAACCGATTCGTTTAATGTGTTTTATAAAAAAATTGAAGCCCTAGACAAAGAGCTTTCAAAACTGATTTTGCACCAAACCATGACCACCGAAAACGGAGCAAGCAAAGCACAGGGCGGTGTGCATGAAAACACCCTGCAAGAAGTGGTGTTTGCCGATGAAAAGAAAATGATTGCCTTCCTAAACATTTGGCTAGTGAGAGCCATGCGCAAACTAGGATATGCCATTCCGGACAATGCAAAAATTAGCGTTGAAAAAACAATAGAACCCGAAAAACAAATAGAAATTGATAGCAAACTTATGCAAGCAGGCTATGTGTTGAAACAAGAATACATCGAAAAAATGTATGGATGCGAAATTGAAACCATGCCTGCCACCACCAGCCCATCAGAAGGAACAAAGCAAAAACCGGGTGAGGCAAAAAAGCCCTAAGCCTGCTCCATCTACATTATCGGACGCAATGTTGTGGCACCACGCAAAACATACAACTAAGCAAAGAAGATGTGGGATTGAGCAGGCTGATGCAACACTACATAAGACAACTGTTTGAAGACAGAAACGTATCGGAAGAAAATCAAAAGAAGCTTTGGGAGTATTATTACAACACCCTAGCCAAAGGCATTGATGTGGGCTATAATCCACAACCAGAACAATATGATCCCGCATTGGCTAATTCCTTAAAATACGATATTGCAAAATTTTCAGCATTCAAAGAAACCAGTTTTAGAAAACAACTGGAAGCGGCTTTAACCTCAAATGGGAACATCACGCCCTGGAGCGAATTTAAAAAGAAAGCCGATGACCTCCATATTGCCTATAACCGCCGATGGCTCAAAACCGAATATGACCAAACGGTTGCTACGGCAAACATGGCACAACACTGGAAAGACTTTGAAGCCGATGCCGACCTGTATCCGAACTTGAGATACAATGCCGTGGGCGATGGCAGAACACGAGAACAACACAAAGCATGGGACGGGTTGATATTGCCCCTAAAACACGATTTCTGGAAAAAACACCTGCCACCAAACGATTGGGGTTGCCGCTGCACTGTGGAACAAACAGATGAAAAGCAAACCACCGAACCACCAGAAATTGCAACCAAAGGAGCATTTAACAACAATGCCGCTTTGAG